AGTTGCTCCTACTCCTGTTAGAAAGCAACAACCAGTTGTACAACAACAAAGACCTCAAATTCAAAAGGAATTTACAAAAGACCCTATGATTAATGAGATTCTTAATATGACACAACCATTTACTGCGGAGCAAAGAAAAGAAGGAGCTAGTGCGGTTGGAAGTGTATTGGATATGATTAAACCTGAATTAAGAGTTGATGAAAGTGAATGGGAAACTATGGATTTCAGAGATGTAAATGTACCAACGGGTACACCAACTTTTGAATCAACAGGTGATGGATTGCAAGATGCTACAATAAAGGCATTAACGAGAGATTATTCAGAATTAGTAAAGAGATTTAAATAATGGCAATAGAGCTTGGTAAAGTTAATGTAACCGATTTATCGGAAAACGATTATAAGATATTAGGAATCGGTATAAACACTACATCGGATTCCAATGGTGTTTTTGCTGTTAATTTTACTACAATTTCTCAAGCTAAAAATAATTTAAAAAACTTAATCTTAACTCATAAAGGTGAAAGATTAATGCAACCCGAATTCGGTTGTGATATTTGGAAAATTTTATTTGAACCAATTATAGAAGATAAAATAGAAGGGGATATTGAACGAACTATTTTAGAAGCAGTTGATACATGGATGCCGTATTTGAATATTGATGAAATTATATTCGATTATGATGAAAATGATATTGATAGCAATACAATTAGCTTAGATTTAAAATTCTCTTTAAAATCAAATAAAAAAATACAAGATTCAGTACAAATAGATATAAATAATTAATAATGGCAATAAAGTCTCTTGATAAGAGTTTTGGTAATAGTAAGAATATAAATTATGTTGGTAAAGATTTTGCCACATTTAAAGAAAATCTTATTGAATATGCTAAAACTTATTTTCCAAACACATATTCGGATTTTAATGAAGCTTCGCCTGGTATGGTGTTCATTGAACAAGCATCCGCTATTGGTGATATTCTTGCGTTCTACCAAGATACGCAATTAAAAGAATCAATGTTATCACATGCAACCGAACGAAAGAATGTAGTTGCATTAGCACAAACTATGGGATATAAACCAAAGGTAACATCTCCAGCCGTAACAACTATGACTGTATATCAATTATTACCTGCGGTTGGTAGTGGTGAGAACAATAAGCCCGATGAAACATATTGTGTTAGAATAAAAGAAGGAATGGAAATTGGTTCTACTACAAATTCTAATGTAGTTTTTAGAACTACCGATGTAGTAGATTTTTCATTGACAGGTAGTAGAGAAGTGGATGTGCATGAGAGAGATGGAAATGGTGAACCTACTTTTTATCTATTAACTAAAAAAGTAAAAGCAATTTCTGCTATACAAAAAGAAACATCGTATTCATTTGCTTCATATGAATCATATCCTAAGATAGAATTAAATGATGAGAATATAATTTCAATAGTATCAGTTACGGATAGTGATAATAACAAATACTATGAAGTTCCTTATTTGGCACAAGAAAGTATATTTGTTGAAAAGCCAAATATAGAAGCTAATTCTGATTTATATTCAAATGTATCAGATGTTCCATATATTTTAGAAGTACAAAAAGTTCCAAGAAGATTTTCCGTAAAGGTAAATTCTGATAATACAATGGATATACAATTTGGTAGTGGTGATACATCTATGAATGATGAAATTTTATTACCAAATCCAAAAAATGTGGGATTGGGATTGGCTAACTCTATTAATAGATTAAATGATAGTATTGACCCATCTAATTTTTTAAAAACAAACACATTTGGTGTAGTTCCTACAAATACAACTATAACTGTTAAATATTTAGTTGGTGGAGGAGTTAGTTCCAATGTTAATACAGGCGATTTAGTAAAGTTAAATAAAATTGATTTTGATGAAGATTTAATCTCCATAACAAATCAATCATTATACGATGCTATGAAACAATCAATTGCAGTTGAAAACTTAGAACCTGCGGTTGGTGGTAGAGGTAGTGAATCTATTGAAGAAATTAGACAAAATGCATTAGCAATGTTTGGTTCTCAAAATAGAGCAGTGACTAGACAGGATTATATTGTAAGAGCATTATCTATGCCAGAAAGATATGGTAGTATTGCTAAGGCATATGTTTCACCCGATGGTGAGATTGATAACAATTCACCGGCATCAATACTTGCTAATCCAAAAAATATTACGGAATTCGTTGGTATAGTTGAAGGATTAAAGGATAAATCAAAACAAGATATTCAAAAAGAATTGGTTAAATATCTTACTCAAAAGAAAACGGCGATTTCGGAAGTAAACAATCCATTCGCAATTAATATGTATATTTTGGGATACGATTCTAATAAAAATCTAACAAATATAAATGATGCGGTTAAACAAAATCTTAAAACCTATTTAGGTGAATATAGAATGCTTACTGATGCAGTTAATATCATAAATGGATTTATTATAAATATTGGTTTAGATTTTGAAGTAATTTGTTATCAAAATTATAATAAAAATGAAGTATTAGCTAGTTGTTTAATGGAAATGCAAACATATTTCGATATGGATAATTGGACATTCAACAAACCAATAAACATTTCAGAAATAGAATTAATATTAGCAAATGTAGAAGGAGTTATGAGTGTACCATCTGTAAAAATTCATAATTTATGCGGAGGCGACGGCAATTATTCAACAAATAGATATAATATAGAACAGGCAACCAAAGGTAAGATAGTATATCCATCTTTAGACCCATCTATATTTGAAGTAAAATATCCAAACAAAGACATAAAAGGGAGGGCTTTATAATGCATAAATTTTATACATCATCATACGATGCAAGCATCTACTTAAAACAACCTGACCAAAATGCGGGTAGAGATGAAATATTAGAAGTAGGTAAACTTTATTATGGGGATATTAAAGATATATACAGAGCTTTAATTAAGTTCGATGTATCTTCTATTTCCGCATCAATTGCAAGTGGAGAAATTACGGGCAGTTGGAAAGCTTATTTAAATCTAAAAGCTTCTAATTCCGAAGAATTACCATTGGAATATACAATTTATGCAAATGCCGTTTCTCAAAGTTGGAATATGGGAACTGGTACTAAATTTGATAATATTAGTACGGATGGTGTGAGTTGGAAATATAGAGATGGTTCTACTAAATGGGTTTCATATGATACTACGGGAGGAACTGCGGTTTATCCTACAACGGGAAATACTACAACCGGTTCTGCTAATGCAGAAGGTGGTGTATGGTATTTAAGTGGTTCTGCATCACAATCATTTAATTATGAAATAGATGATGTTAGAATGGATATAACTAATATGGTAAATATATGGTTAAGTGGTTCTATATCAAATAATGGTATTATAGTTCATCATAGTTTATCCGCAGAAAATGATACATTGGATTATGGTGTGTTGAAATTCTTTTCAAAAGAAACAAATACAATATATGAACCAAAGTTAGAAGTAGTTTGGGATGATTCATCATTTATAACAGGCTCATTATCAGCAATACCTTCTGAAAACTTTAAAGTAGTATTGACTAATTTAAAAGCTAAATATCAAAAAGATACAAAAGTAAAAATAAGAGTTAAAGGTAGAGAATTATATCCATTAAGAACATTTTCTGGAACATTTGATTATGATAACTCTAGCTATTTACCAACTACATCTTATTATCAATTGGAAGATTATGTAACCAATGAAGTTATATATCCATTTGGTGATTATACAAAATTAAGTTGTGATTCAAATGGAAGTTATTTTATGTTAGATTTGAATACTTTGCCAGCAAGTAGAGTTTACAAGATAAAAATAAAAGTAGTTCAATCAGGCATCACATACATAATCGATGATAAATCAACATTTGAAATAGTATAATATGACTAATTTAGAAGCAATAGCATTAAAGTTAGAAGAAGAAAAGAAAGCAAGATTAGAATCGATATTAAGTGTATCGGGTTCATCTGCTATTGCTAAAAATCAATATGGTGTAACTATTGTAGATGATAAAAATGCAGCATCTTCTTTATTATTCAAATCATTAACTAAAACAAAGTTAGATGATATTGAATTAGTAAAAGCAATTGATGTGGAAGTAAAAGAATTAAAGCCGGATATTCCTACTGTAAATCGTGATTTAGTTCCTAAACCATTATATGATGAAAAGGTAACTGAAGTTGAAGATTTGAGAAAAGAAGTTGAAAGATTAACAAATGATGTTAGTGATTTGACAAATGAAGTTTCATCTTTAAATACAAGATTACAAACTGAAATAAATCAAAAGTTAAATATAGAACAAACAAATGATTTATTAGCAAATCAGTTGGATACATTGGGTGGTACAATTGGAGATATAAGTGGACAGATATCGACATCTTTACAAAAATCAGTTGATGAATCTATATTAAGAGCATCTTTACAATCTCAAAACACAGGTTTTAAAGCTCAAATCAATGCGTTAATAAAGCAAATTGATTCATTAAACTCAATTATACGAGGTTTACAATCTCAATTGGGAGCAGTTCAACAACAACAAGCAATTCAACAATCATCATCTAATTTAGCAGCAGCTAGTGGTGGTGAAATAATAAATAAAGTTGTAGTAGCTTCGTTTGAAGGACCTAAGATAGAACCAGATTTTAAATTAGTTGGTAAATTAAAACCAAATGATGGGCAAACCAAATGGAACAGTGGGGGTGAAATACGATTTGTAAATAACGATACTCAACCCGTTACGATTGAAATAGTTGCACCAAAACCATCTGGATTAAAAAATCAATGGCTTATAATTCCAAAAACAAATTTCCAAATTGAAGCTGGCAAGGATGAAACTATAAAATTACAAGTAAGTCCTAAAGGAGGCGATGGTGTAGACCCTAATAATAGTGGTTGGTTTAGTTCTTGGGGTAAGAGTAAATCCTACGATTCTACTATTACATTAAGTGTAACTAGAAGCGATGGTAGTAAGGATTCGAAAACATATCCAACACGATTTGTAAAAAACCATCCAGATTCTTTTTAATAGATAAGATATGAGTATTAAAAAATATACAAACTTAGATGAGATAAATAATAAATCCCAAAATGAAGGACAATTTCTTCAAGCTGAGGATTTATTTATTGTATCTAAAAACGAAATAGAGGATACCGATTTTGGTGATTGTAAATACGATGTTATGGAAGTATCCGTTTACGATA